TTAACGCAACAATGGGCAATCTGGTGGTAATCGACAACGCAACGCCGCCGGAAGTATTTCAATATGAAAGTTTTGTCCGCTCAACGGTTCGCCATCAAGATTAAAAGTGATTTCGTGTGGGGCTTGTATATCAAACCACGACGAAGCGCCTTCGATAATATTCGGGTTATCTTCGTCAGATTTTAATGTTGATACGAGAGCCGGAAGAATTTCATCGCCGGTAAAAATGCGCAGTTGCAGCAAGCCATCGTTAATTAACGCGTTCGGGCACAATTGCTGACCGCCACCGGCCTGACGCCCGTTACCAATACCAATGACCAGGGCGTCACCTTGCCAGTGAAAGTTTTCACCGCGGATCTCACAACGGTCCGGTTGCAGAGTATCCATGCGCATTAAGCCATGAATGATGTAAGAGACGCCACCCAGCGCGGCTTTTAATTTTTCCGGCGTTTCTGTGGTAATACGCGTCCCAAATCCGCCTGTCGCCATATTAATAAAACAGGTTTGTTTGTTGACCTGCGCCATATCTATCGCAATGGCGTCACCGGCAATTGCCAGTTTCAGCGCCTTATCCAGTGCCTCAGGAATCCTTACACTGGTGGCAAAATCATTGGCGGTTCCTAATGGCAAAATTCCTAGCGCGGGTATGTCATCCCCCTCACACTGAATCAACGCCGTAGAAACTTCATTAATGGTGCCATCGCCACCACCGGCAATCACCGTTGCGACGCCCAACTTCCGGGCCTCCTCTACATATCGTGCGGCATCGCCTTTCTCCCAGGTGACCCGCACATGGATCGTCATTCCTTCCTCACGCAACAGCATAATTGCTTCGCGCAATGGTAAATTGTCAGTACTTTTGCCATTAAGAATCAGTAAGCTGGCGGGAAATTCTGCCATGATCGTATGTGCCTTTATGATTGGTCTGTAGATAGTGTAGAGCAGAAAAGAAAAGGTGGAGTCAGAACAGGATGAAAGTCGGAGGATAAAAAATCAGTTCAAGTATAGAGGATTCAGTGGTTACCACCAGGAGCTTGCAATGGGGACAGTGAATGTTAACGGTAGCCATAGGTAAATTTCAAAAAAGAGCATATACCTAATATTCAACTAAACAGTGGCATCTTCAATATACTATTAAAAATATATTAACCCCCCCATGGGGTTACCCGGAAGGGCCTCCGTGTATGTAATTCCTACTTATGTAGGAAATGTTGTACAGAACATTTATTATAATCCTATTCAATTATAATAATCATGCCATTATTATATTTTAACACCAGAGCGTGTCGTTGGTATTTAATGGGGGAAGGTAAGATGAAAAAGATAGCTGCTATATCATTAATTAGTGTTTTTCTTATGTCTGGGTGTGCTGTACATAATGATGAGACAAGTATCGGTAAATTTGGTCTTGCATATAAAAGTAATATTCAGCGTAAACTCGATAACCAATACTACACCGAAGCCGAAGCTTCTTTAGCCAGGGGCAGAATTTCTGGTGCAGAAAATATAGTAAAAAATGATGCAGCTCATTTCTGTGTTACTCAGGGCAAAAAAATGCAGATAGTTGACCTGAAGACAGAAGGTGCAGGATTACATGGCGTCGCTCGTCTGACATTCAAATGTGGAGAGTGAGAATATTTTTTGGTAAGCGTCAAACATGCGCGTTCTGGTTGTGCGTAGCCGGAATCTGTACGAGCACGATGCCGTTACGTGAAAGGCATCGTGTTATGAAGGGGGATTCTATCGATGTGGTCAATGGAAGACGGTGACCAGGATACGGCTTATGCATAAAAAATAAGCCCGTGTAAGGGAGATTTAGGGTGTCACCAGTAGGGGCTTTCAACGGTACAATGCGGGTTTGAGTGGCATAAATTACCACTGAAAGCCCTTAAACGTTACTCTACTGTGGACACTGTGTGGACACTCTCGGCTTCAGTACCACCTCTTAGCGGATTAAGAGAAATGGCGTCCTGAAGGTACTCTGGCGCAAAATGAGCGTAAACCATAGTTTGCTCAATCCGCGTGTGACCTAGTATCCGTTGTAGCGTGATAATACTTCCTCCATTAATCATGAAATGAGTGGCAAAGCTGTGCCTTAGTGCATGTGTGGCTTGCCCCGTTGGCAAATCCGGTTTTATTGCTTTCATTGTTCGTCTGAAGCGAGGGTAATCAGCATCAGGGAATAAAAAACCTCGTTTGTTATCCGCGATCATTTTGGCAACAGCCTCTGAGATCGGGACGGTGCGTGGTTTGTTTGTTTTCGTTTTAACAAACGTGACGCGGTTATGGATGATATTTTCTGCTTTCAAACGAGCTGCTTCTCCCCAACGTGCTCCTGTACTCAGGCAAAGAATCGCAATCTTTTTGTTGTCGCCGTCAAGTGCTGCAAGCAGTAAGGCAATTTCTTCCTGTGTGAGATAGCCTGTTTCTGGTTTTTCCTCCTTAAGCCTCTTTGTCCCTCTGATAGGGTGCTCACCAAAGAATAACTCCGCTTCAATCAGGGCTGTAAACATGCCGCTAATACATGTTAAATCACGATTGATACTCGAAGGTTTAATACCCTGACTTCTTCGGGTGGCGCAGTACTGGCTGATAAGGGATTTCGTGATTTGAAATGCGCATGGGTCATTCGTTATTTTTGTGAAGATTTCAATTTTTCCAAGATTAGATTTCCCATGCTCTTCGTGTTTACCCTTTAAATCCCACCAGATCTGTGTCAGTTCCGACAGACGTCGTTTGTCTGTTGGTTTTGATAGCCATTCTTTATTGTGGTGGTTGTACAACGTGTATTTTTCGAAAGCGACAGCTTCGCTTTTCTTATCAAACTTCCTACGGATGCGTTTTCCGTTACGTCCAGTAGGGCGGATGTCCACTTCATATCGACCATCATCGAGTTTTTTGATTGCCATCAGAAAACCCTCCGAGTGGTACTTTTTTTTGCTACTACTAATCGCTTTTTTCGTGGTGGCTGAAATTTAGCCACCAATAGTAGGCACTTGTGATGAATATATTCGCGATAAATTGTTAACCAGTCTTTTGACCGGAGTGGGGCGACGTTGTTTCGTTTTGCCCAAAGTGTGCGAGAGCGGGCGCAATTTGCCCGGCTTCTGGAGCTACCTGATCAGTCATGAACCACAAAGTATATTTAGTAAATCTGGGATGTTGTAAGACCTTCATTATGGCTTCAACTCCAGCGTTTTTTGACCGGCTCTCATAGCTCGAAAGTGAGCTGTAGGCTACACCAGTTAATTCACTGAATTCTTTACGGTTTAACCTTTCAGATTCACGGATTAGCTTCAACTTCTCCGAAACGTCTATTGACATAATTACTCCGATTGCGTAATTTCTTGCTGATAGTGTGAGATGTTGCGCTTCTGGAGTTATCCTTTTAGGCAATAATTAGCCATTAGGAGCCATTAGAAGCACTAAGGGAGAATCGTAGCAGATGAATAGACAGCTTGTAAGCGTGACTGATGCCGTGCCTTATCAGGAGTTTGCAAAACTCATTGGTAAAACTCCAAGAGCTGTAAGGGGCATGATTGAGAAAGGGAAATTACCAGTTATTGAGATTACTGACCCTCAGTCAGTATCGGGGCGTGCTGGTGAATATTGGGTATACCTTCCGGCATGGAATAACGGACTAAAACTGGCTTATGAAAGCCGTCCTAAAGAGATTCGTGACGGCTGGTTGATGTGGTTAGGTCTCGGTGAACCACGTTAAGGAGAACCGTATGAATGAGCCTCGTTGTATTGCTCAGTTATTGCGTAACGAAAGCCCCAGGGCGATTGACTTCACCATCACCCACGGTAAGGGGCGTAAGGGAATCATTATCCGCACCAAAAAACAGAGTCCGTTAAAAAAGGCTCTGACCTTTCTGAAAAGCCGGAGGGTCTGGAAATGACAGTGATGACGCTCAATCTCGTTGAAAAACAGCCAGCAGCTATGCGCCGGATAATTGGTAAGCATCTGGCCGTCCCTCGCTGGCAGGAGACATGCGATTATTATAATCAGATGATGGAACGCGAACGGCTAACGGTTTGCTTCCATGCGCAGTTAAAACAGCGTCACGCAACGATGCGTTTTGAAGAAATGAACGACGTCGAACGTGAACGGCTGGTTTGTGCAATTGATGAACTGCGTGGGGCATTCTCAAAACGCCGTCAGGTCGGTGCAAGTGAGTATGCATATATTAGCTTTTTAACTGTCAGTCAGCGCCGTACTTTATTTATGCATGCCGGATTGACTGAAAAAGAATTCAACCAGCCATACTGGCGAATTAATGAAGAATCATGTTACTGGCGTGATGCCTTATTCCGTGCATTACGTGAATTATTCAGCCTGTTTGAGTATGCACCGACAATTCTGACGTCGGTAAAACCAGAGCAATATCTGCATTAAGTAATTAACCAGAGTTTTTAACGCACTTAATTGTGCGGGGCTTCTTTTTGCTTGGAGAAAGTCATGCATACAGTTTCTGAAAATCAGTGCGGTAAATACGCATTACTGCTGCAACAGGCCAGAACCGAAGCACAGGCCGACGCAGCGACGCGCTTTTCTTCTCATCTTGACGCCATGATTCGCCACATCACAAAGGCGGAGTTATCCCGCGTAGAGATAGTCGAGCTGCTCAGTCAGGAGTCGGAAAAATTTCACAATATCGGATTGTCTCGCGGGGAGGTGCTTTGATGTCCTGTTCTCGTTCAGTTGTATTACTGAATAACGCCTTAAAAATCACCGTTATGAAAAATGGCGATCTATCTCTTATTCAACTTGGTCTTGATAAAGAAAAACGCGAAATAACTGAGTCTGTTATCGCGATTTATCAGAACGAATTAAATCTCCTGTCTGATGTGGTCAATTTACTTGTTAAACGCGCTGTATTTCACAAGCAAATCTCCTCCGTGGATGAACTGACGAAATTAACGACAGAAATTGCCAGCTATTGCGCTGATGAATTTAAAAAACTTAACGACAAAAGGAACTGGTAATGCCGGACAACGTAGATTTTATTCAGGAACAACAGGCTGAATTACTGGAGCGTCAGATTAACGCGGCAAGGGTAAAACATTGCGGAGCTTCTGCGCTGGTTTGCGAAGAGTGTGACGCGCCAATACCTGCTGCCCGTCGTGCGGCTTATCCGTCAGCCACGCGTTGTGTTTCCTGCCAGTCAGTCTTTGAAGCAAAAAACAAACATTACCGGAGAACGGCATGAGTATTCGTATTGAAATTGGCGAACGTTATGTCGTTACCAGTGACAGCTTTCAGTTTATTCTCCACGAGAAAAAGAGAGCGGAAAGCGGTAAAAACGCCGGTCAGGAATGGCTGGCGGTGGTTGGTTATTATCCGAAATTAAGCCAGCTCGTTTCCGGCCTGATGCATCACGATATTCTGACCGGAAGCGCAAAGTCTTTTGCTGATTTAAACGCGCAGGTTGAGCAACTCAGCAGGCGTTGTTCAGAGGCTTTTGGCTCATATGGCCGTTAAAGCCTCCGGGCGTTTTGTCCCTCCTTCAGCATTTGCTGCAGGCACCGGTAAGGCGTTTACCGGTGCTTATGCATGGAACGCGCCACGCGAGGCCGTCGGGCGCGAAAGACCCCTTACACGTGACGAGATGCGTCAGGTGCAAGGTGTTTTATCCACGATTAACCGCCTGCCTTACTTTTTGCGCTCGCTGTTTACTTCACGCTATGACTACATCCGGCGCAATAAAAGCCCGGTACACGGGTTTTATTTCCTCACATCCACTTTTCAGCGTCGTTTATGGCCGCGCATTGAGCGTGTGAATCAGCGCCATGAAATGAACACCGACGCGTCGTTACTGTTTCTGGCAGAGCGTGACCACTATGCGCGCCTGCCGGGAATGAATGACAAGGAGCTGAAAAAGTTTGCTGCCCGTATCTCATCGCAGCTTTTCATGATGTATGAGGAACTCAGCGATGCCTGGGTGGATGCGCATGGCGAAAAAGAATCGCTGTTTACGGATGAGGCGCAGGCTCACCTCTATGGTCATGTTGCTGGCGCTGCACGTGCTTTCAATATTTCCCCTCTCTACTGGAAAAAATACCGTAAAGGGCAGATGACCACGAGGCAGGCATATTCTGCCATTGCCCGTCTGTTTAACGATGAGTGGTGGACTCATCAGCTTAAAGGCCAGCGTATGCGCTGGCATGAAGCGTTACTGATAGCTGTCGGGGAGGTCAATAAAGACCGTTCTCCTTATGCCAGTAAACACGCCATTCGTGATGTGCGTGCGCGCCGCCAGGCAAATCTGGAATTTCTTAAATCGTGTGACCTTGAAAACAGGGAAACCGGCGAGCGCATCGACCTTATCAGTAAGGTGATGGGCAGTATTTCTAATCCTGAAATTCGCCGGATGGAGCTGATGAACACCATTGCCGGTATTGAGCGTTACGCCGCCGCAGAGGGTGATGTGGGGATGTTTATCACGCTGACCGCGCCGTCAAAGTATCACCCGACTCGTCAGGTCAGAAAAGGCGAAAGTAAAACCGTTCAGCTTAATCACGGCTGGAACGATGAGGCATTTAATCCAAAGGATGCGCAGCGTTATCTCTGCCGTATCTGGAGCCTGATGCGCACGGCATTCAAGGATAATGATTTACAGGTCTACGGTTTGCGAGTCGTCGAGCCACACCACGACGGAACGCCGCACTGGCATATGATGCTTTTTTGTAATCCACGCCAGCGTAACCAGATTATCGAAATCATGCGTCGCTATGCGCTCAAAGAGGATGGCGACGAAAGAGGAGCCGCGCGAAACCGTTTTCAGGCAAAACATCTTAACCGGGGCGGTGCTGCGGGGTATATCGCGAAATACATCTCAAAAAACATCGATGGCTATGCACTGGATGGTCAGCTCGATAACGATACCGGCAGGCCGCTGAAAGATACTGCTGCGGCTGTTACCGCATGGGCGTCAACGTGGCGCATCCCGCAATTTAAAACGGTTGGCCTGCCGACAATGGGGGCTTACCGTGAACTACGCAAATTGCCTCGCGGCGTCAGCATTGCTGATGAGTTTGACGAACGCGTTGAGGCTGCACGTGCCGCCGCAGACAGTGGTGATTTTGCGTTGTATATCAGCGCGCAGGGTGGGGCAAATGTTCCGCGTGATTGCCAGACTGTCAGAGTCGCCCGTAGCCCGTCGGATGACGTTAACGAGTACGAGGAAGAAGTCGGGAGAGTGGTCGGCATTTACGCGCCGCATCTCGGCGCGCGTCATATTCATATCACCAGAACGACGGACTGGCGCATTGTGCCGAAAGTTCCGGTCGTTGAGCCTTTGACTTTAAAAAGCGGCATCGCCGCGCCTCGGAGTCCTGTCAATAACTGTGGAAAGTTCACCGGCAGTGATACTTCGTTAACGGCTCCCACACCTTCTGAACATGCCGCAGCCGTGCTTAATCTGGTCGATGACGGTGTTATCGAATGGAATGACCCGGATGTCGTGAGGGCGCTCAGGGGGGCATTAAAACACGAACTGAGAACACCAAATCGTCAGCAAAGAAACGGAAGCCCGTTAAAACCGCATGAAATTGCGCCTTCGGCCAGACTGACCCGGTCGGAACGAATGCAAATCCCCCGTATCCGCGTTGACCTTGGTCAGAACGGTATCAGGCCTCAGCGATGGGAGCTTGAGGCGCTGGCGCGTGGGGCAACCGTAAATTATGAGGGGGTAAACTTCAGGTATCCGGTAAATGATGAGTGGCCGGGATTTAATTAATGCTTTGATTTTTTAGTTAGGCTGCTCTAGAATCCACGCCAGTTACCGCTTGGGGTATCCTTGCATTGCTCTTGGTATTAGCTTTATACAAAGGGTGTAAAGGCTGCTATTGGCAACAATAGTGCTGGCATGGAGATAATCTCATGTTAAAGTTAGTGAAAGTACGTCAGTACAATCGCTATCGTTTCGGTAAGTGGGAGACGGTGTGTGAACACCGTCGTTCTTACCCAACCCGATGATATGCGGCCTAAGCGGTAACGGTTTCCTCTTCCTCTTCGTCCATCATTTTCAAATAATGTTTTTCATCACCAGTCATACGAAAAATGGTTTTTAGTTGCTCCATATATTTCTCTGGAGATATATCTCCCATGTCTGTGATATTAACTGCATCTGAATGGGAACCTCTATTAATGTATCTATAAAATGCTCTAAAATCATTATTCTTATCATCGCTAGCAAGTTTATTTAACTCTGTCTGTAATGCATCCGTTCTATGAACAAATGCGAAGTAGTATTCCAGTATATTTCTCATGATGTTAGGTATTATGACTTTATTTACCCTTCCATCCTTCGCATCTTTTAATACTTGCCATAGGGACTGGTATTCATTCTGAATGCTCTTTTTCTCTATTTCTGTAATTATGCTATATTCATTTTTTGTTACTCGTCCAAGATAATAATCACGCTTGAATGTTCTATCTTCTTTGCTTCTAGGAGCTAATTTGATAAGTTCATGAAAGAAATAAAGGTTATGTGTGAGTATTAATGTTTTCTTTACTGCTTTGTTATTGTTGATTATTTCATGGTGAATTATTGAAGCAATATCGTACACATAATTTTGAGAGAGGCTGGATATTGGATCATCAATAACGATAAATACATCTCGCATATCCGTATCATTCTTATCTGTCTTACCTTTACAGCATTCCAGAAAGTAGAGAAAGGTAATTAAAGTTTTTTCACCCTCGCTAAGAGATCTGTATACATCTTTATCTGTTGTGTTTTCAGAACGTGATATAATATATTTATCATTGCTCTCAGTGTGTTTTTTTATGCTAAAACCATAAATTCCTAATAATTTTAGACGTTGATTTATAGAATCTATGGTTGCATCAATGTTAGATATTTGATCGCGTAGCTCTTTGATCTTTTTGCTATTGTTATCTCCTTGTTCTTTTATGGTATTTAATTCAAGTTGATATTGTTCATAAATGATTTTATAGTCATTCTCATATTTTGAGAAAGCTTCAAACTCAGCGTTGCATAATTCTCTTATTGCTCCCCATATTTTGTAACGTATAGACTTTTCACTATCCTTAAATTGTTTGACTTTAATATTTATTTCTTTAATTCTATTGTTGTACTCTGCTATATTATCAACTACCTTTGCTTCAAGGTCGCTATTGGATTCCAAAATAATAGATATAGATGGGTTATTGATTTTATCTAACATCAATTTTAAGTTTTTGTTTGCTATTTCCTCTAATAACGCTATATGAGATGATGTTATATCTTTTTCTTTTGAGGTGATTAATTCACAAGATGAAATCTCTTGTTTTATTTTTCTTAAATTATCTATGGTAGCGGATTCATAAGACGATCTGATAATGCGTATTTGGTCAACTTTCTTGGAGTAGCTATCATCAAAGATAGATTCAATTGCTTCTAAAAATTTGTCTTTAATAGTGTCTTCTTGGCAGAATGGGCAACATGTGCCATTTAAATATAATTCCTTCCCTTTTTTCACCCAGTCAAGGTTTTGAAGTTGTTTAATTGTTTCTGACAAATAGCTATTACTTGAGTCTATAATCGGAGTGGATAAAGATTCTTTATCTTTTTCTGAAATGATATATTTTTCTAAAGGTGTAATTGATGCAGTGAATTTATCTTTGTTCTTTAAAAGAATACTATATTCTTGAGCAAGTGACTCGATGTTAACGTCAGTGGTTTGAGGGGCTTTTTTAACTTGCTCATAAAATGATCTCTTGCTTCCTAACTGACCTTTCATCAAGTTCTTTAAGTCAGATGATCTAAAAGGTTCTGCTTTATTCCATATTAAATCAATATATTCATTTTCTTTATTGTTTTTATCTTTAATTAAACGCTCAATAACGTTTTTTTTATCTTTGTATTTTGTAAGTAGGTCTTGTCTTATAGCTTCTTTTTCCAACAATTCTTTTTCAATGTCAGCATTTTCCTTACTTAAAGTGAATACTCCTTTTTGCTCTTTTGCATTATAAAAATTATCCTCAACAAACTTAGTATTATAAACCAATAGGCGAAAAGTATCTATGAAAGGACATTCGCATTCTTTGTAGTCCGTGTTATTTGGATTATAGAAATAATTAGATATGGTTGATTTTCCACAACCGTTGTGACCATAAAGTATATTAATTTTTTTTGAGAGATTAAGAGTCGTGAAGCTATCTTTCTTATAGCTGGTTATATTCTTTAATTTAAGTTCCATTTAAAACCTCATCATTGCCAATGATATTGTATAAATATTTAAGCTGTTTAACATGAATTATTTTGCTAAACGATAAAGATCTACCTCAGAAGTTTACTTTGTTCAAGCAAAATCTTTTGTTCTAAGAGATATAAAAATTTTTATTAATAGTTTGATTTTTGTTCATGGGATTTCCTTTTTTTATGTTTTTACAAAGTAATAACTATGCATGTATCAGGTGCATGGTTTTGCATGTGTCAAAGTTATGCGTCCTCATTGCTTTACGTCACAGCTAGCGAGGATTCAACGTACTCATGCAACTGCATTAAAACCGCCCCATGAAGCGGGCGGGCGAGGCGGGGAAAGCACTGCGCGCTGGCGGTGGTGCTGATTTTATTTTTTCAGCGTCTCAGCGCGTCGTGACGGCGCTTAGTCTGTCCGTTGGGCGTTGGTTTGCCTGCGGGCTGTTTTGTGCGGTGGTGAGTGTGTGAGGGCGTGATGACGGGATGTAAAAAAGCCGCCCGCAGGCGGCGATGTTCAGCCGTTGTCAGTGTCCAGTGAGTAGTTTTTAAAGCGGATGACCTCCTGACCGAGCCAGCCGTTTATCTCGCGGATCCTGTCCTGTAGCGGGATAAGCTCATTGCGGACAAAGACCTTTGCCACTTTCTCAATATCTCCCAGTGACCCGACGTTCTCCGGCTTGCCGCCCATCAACTGAAAGGGGATGCGGTGCGCGTCCAGCAGGTCAGCGGCGCTGGCTTTTTTGATATTAAAAAAATCGTCCTTCGTTGCCACTTCACTGAGCGGGATAATTTTAATGCCGTCAGCTTTCCCCTGCGGGGCATAGAGAAACAGATTTTTAAAGTTGTTGCGGCCTTTCGACTTAACCATGTTTTCGCGAAGCATTTCGATATCGTTGCGATCCTGCACGGCATCGGTGACGTACATGATGTATCCGGCATGAGCGCCATTTTCGTAATACTTTCGGCGGAACAGCGTGGCCGACTCATTCAGCCAGGCAGAATTAAGGGCGCTGAGATATTCCGGCAGGCCGTACAACTCCTGATTAATATCCGGCTCCAGCAGGTGAAACACGGAGCCGGGCGTGAAGGCTGTCGGCTCGTTGAAGGACGGCACCCACCAGTAAACATCCTCCTCCACGCCACGGCGGGTATATTTTGCCGGTGAGGTTTCCAGTCTGATGACCTTACCGGTGGTGCTGTAACGCTTTTCCAGAAACGCATTACCGAAAACCAGAAAATCCAGCACAAAGCGGCTGAAATCCTGCTGGGAAAGCCACGGATGCGGGATAAATGTCGAGGCCAGAATATTGCGTTTAACGTAAATCGGTGAGCTGTGATGCACGGCAGCACGCAGGCTTTTTGCCAGACCGGTAAAGCTGACCGGTGGCTCATACCATCTGCCGTTACTGATGCACTCGACGTAATCCAGAATGTCACGGCGGTCGAGTACCGGCACCGGCTCACCAAAGGTGAATGCCTCCATTTTCGGTGCGCTGGGGGTCATTTTTTTTGCCGCAGGTTGCGGTGTTTTCCCTTTTTTCTTGCTCATCAGTAAAACTCCAGAATGGTGGATGTCAGCGGGGTGCTGATACCGGCGGTGAGTGGCTCATTTAACAGGGCGTGCATGGTCGCCCAGGCGAGGTCGGCATGGCTGGCTTCCTCGCTGCGGCTGGCCTCATAGGTGGCGCTGCGTCCGCTGCTGGTCATGGTCTTGCGGATAGCCATAAACGAGCTGGTGATGTCGGTGGCGCTGACGTCATATTCCAGACAGCCACGGCGAATAACGTCTTTTGCCTTGAGCACCATTGCGGTTTTCATTTCCGGCGTGTAGCGGATATCGCGCGCGGCGGGATAGAACGAGCGAACGAGCTGAAACACGCCGACACCGAGGCCGGTGGCATCAATTCCGATGTATTCGACGTTGTATTTTTCGGTGAGTTTGCGGATGGATTCAGCCTGGGTGGCAAAGTCCATGCCTTTCCACTGGTGACGCTCAAGTATTCTGAATTTGCCACCGGCCACCACCGGCGGTGCCAGTACCACGCATCCGGCACTGTCGCCACGGTGTGACGGGTCGTAACCAATCCATACCGGGCGGGAGCCGAACGGATTTGCGGCAAACGGCGCGTAGTCTTCCCATTCTTCCAGCGTGTCGACCATGCAGCGTTGCAGCTCCTCGAACGGGAACACTGACGCCTTGTCGTCAACAAATTCACACATGAACAGGTTTTTAAAATCGTCGGCGCTGTTTTCGCGTTTGAGCTGCTCAATGTCGAACAGCGTGCAGCCGCCTTTCAGCGCGTCCTCAATGGTGACAATCTGCCGCCACTGGCCGTCTGCACAGAGAAGCCCACCGGCAAGGGCGTTATGACTGACGTCGATTTCCACGCGTTCGGCGGCGCTGGCGCGTCCCCGGTTGAACAGTTCACCCGACCAGAACGGGTAGGCGTCGTGCGCCAGCGTGGACGGGGTGGAGAAATAGGTCGAACGCAGGTGACTCTGTGAGGCCATACCTGATGCCACCTTACGCAGTACCTGAAAATTCGGGATCCAGAAAATCTCGTCGACGTACAGGTCGCCGTTATGGCTCTGCGCGGTGTTGGAGTTGGTGCCGAGAAAAATCAGTTTTGCGCCGTTATTGCCCAGGACAATCGGGTCACCGGTCAGGTCAACGTCAACCAGCCGGGCAAAGGCGATGATGTATTCGCGGAACACATACGCCTGCGTTTTACTGGCCGACAGAAAAATCTGGTTATGACCGGTTTTCAGGGCGCGCAGCAGCGCCTCGCGGGAAAAATAAAACGTCGCGCCAATCTGGCGGGATTTCAGGATATCGCGGATGCGGTGCTCAAGCCCGGCGCGATACCAGTGCAACTGATATTCGAAAGACTGCTCAAAGAAAATCTGCTCCAGCTTTTCGATGGCCTCGTCACTGAAAAAATTCTTTTTCGGTTTGCGACGCCCGCCTTTGTTGCGGTTAGCGACGTTCGGATTAAGGTCTGCCTCGTTGCCGGTCTCACTGTAACGGTTGACCCGTGCCAGTCGTTCAATCTGGCGTCCGAGCAGGTCAATTTCCTTGAAGTCACCGCCGGTTTTCTGCGGTTTGATGATGAGCTGGGTCAGCCGCGCTTCCAGACTCATTTCGACACGGCTGATGGGGGCAACGCTGTCCCAGCCGTCGCGCTGTTTCCAGCTCTGCACCGTCGGGCGTTTCATCTGCAACATGGCGGCAATCTGCGGCACGGAAAATCCCTGCCAGTACAGCAGCGCCGCCTGACGACGCGGGTCGTGTAAAAGAGTGGTGTCTGTGGTGATGGTCATGAATACCTCGCCGTGATGAATACACGGCAAGGCTACTGAGTCGCGCCCCGCGATTCGCTAAGGTGCTGTTGTGTCAGTGATAAGCCATCCGGGACTGATGGCGGAGGATGCGCATCGTCGGGAAACTGATGCCGACATGTGACTCCTCTAATCACTATTCAGGACTCCTGACAATGGCAAAAAAAGTCTCAAAATTCTTTCGTATCGGCGTTGAGGGTGACACCTGTGACGGGCGTGTCATCAGTGCGCAGGATATTCAGGAAATGGCCGAAACCTTTGACCCGCGAGTCTATGGTTGCCGCATTAACCTGGAACATCTGCGTGGCATCCTGCCTGACGGTATTTTTAAGCGTTATGGCGATGTGGCCGAACTGAAGGCCGAAAAGATTGACGACGATTCGGCGCTGAAAGGCAAATGGGCGCTGTTTGCGAAAATCACCCCGACCGATGACCTTATCGCGATGAACAAGGCCGCGCAGAAGGTCTACACCTCAATGGAAATTCAGCCGAACTTTGCCAATACCGGCAAATGTTATCTGGTGGGGCTGGCCGTCACCGATGACCCGGCAAGCCTCGGCACGGAATACCTGGAATTCTGCCGCACGGCAAAACACAACCCCCTGAACCGCTTCAAATTAAGCCCTGAAAACCTGATTTCAGTGGCAACGCCTGTTGAGCTGGAATTTGAAGACCTGCCTGAAACCGTGTTCACCGCCCTGACCGAAAAGGTGAAATCCATTTTTGGCCGCAAACAGGCCAGCGATGATGCCCGTCTGAATGATGTGCATGAAGCGGTGACCGCTGTTGCTGAACATGTGCAGGAAAAACTGAGCGCCACTGAGCAGCGCCTCGCTGAGATGGAAACCGCCTTTTCCGCACTTAAGCAGGATGTGACTGACAGGGCGGATGAAACCAGCCAGGCATTCACCCGCCTGAAAAACAGTCTCGACAGCACCGAAAGTCTGACCCAGCAGCGCCGCAGTAAAGCCACCGGCGGTGGCGGTGATGCCCTGCTGACGAACTGCTGACCGGCGTCAGTCAGTCCGGGAAAACCTTCACGATTAACCCTTAATTTCAGGAAAAACTATGCGCCAGGAAACCCGCTTTAAATTTAATGCTTACCTGTCCCGTGTTGCCGAACTGAACGGCATCGACGCCGGTGATGTGTCGAAAAAATTCACCGTTGAACCGTCGGTCACCCAGACCCTGATGAACACCATGCAGGAGTCCTCTGACTTTCTGACCCGCATCAACATTGTGCCGGTCAGCGAAATGAAAGGGGAAAAAATTGGCATCGGTGTCACCGGCTCCATCGCCAGCACCACCGACACCGCCGGTGGCACCGAGCGTCAGCCGAAGGACTTCTCGAAGCTGGCGTCTAACAAGTACGAATGCGACCAGATTAACTTCGATTTTTATATCCGCTACAAAACGCTGGACCTGTGGGCGCGTTATCAGGATTTCCAGCTCCGTATCCGTAACGCCATTATCAAACGCCAGTCCCTTGATTTCATCATGGCCGGTTTTAACGGCGTGAAGCGTGCCGAAACCTCTGACCGCAGCAGCAATCCGATGCTGCAGGATGTGGCGGTCGGCTGGCTGCAGAAATACCGCAATGAAGCACCGGCGCGCGTGATGAGCAAGGTCACTGACGAGGAAGGGCACACCACCTCTGAGGTCATCCGCGTGGGTAAGGGCGGTGATTATGCCAGCCTCGATGCACTGGTGATGGATGCGACCAACAACCTGATTGAGCCGTGGTATCAGGAAGACCCTGACCTTGTGGTGATTGTGGGGCGTCAGCTGCTGGCGGACAAATATTTCCCCATCGTCAACAAGGAGCAGGACAACAGCGAAATGCTGGCCGCTGACGTCATCATCAGCCAGAAACGCATCGGTAACCTGCCGGCGGTACGCGTCCCGTACTTCCCGGCGGATGCGATGCTCATCACGAAGCTGGAAAACCTGTCCATCTACTACATGGATGACAGCCATCGCCGCGTGATTGTGGAAAACCCGAAACTCGACCGCGTGGAGAACTACGAGTCAATGAACATTGATTACGTGGTGGAAGACTACGCCGCCGGTTGTCTGGTGGAAAAAATTAAGGTCGGTGATTTCTCCACACCGGCTAAGGCGACCGCAGAGCCGGGAGCGTAACCGATGACGAGTCCCGCACAGCGCCACATGATGCGGGTCTCGGCAGCGATGACCGCGCAGCGGGAAGCCGCCCCGCTGCGACATGCAACTGTCTATGAGCAGATGCTGGTTAAGCTCGCCGCAGATCAGCGCACACTGAAAGCGATTTATTCAAAAGAGCTTAAGGCCGCGAAAAAACGCGAACTGCTGCCGTTCTGGTTGCCGTGGGTGAACGGCGTGCTGGAGCAGGGCAAAGGTGCACAGGATGACATTCTGATGACGGTCATGCTGTGGCGTCTGGATACCGGCGATATTGCCGGTGCGCTGGAGATTGCCCGTTATGCCCTGAAGTACGGTCTGACCATGCCGGGTAAACACCGCCGCACCCCGCCGTACATGTTCACCGAGGAGGTGGCGCTTGCGGCCATGCGCGCTCACGCTGCCGGTGAGTCTGTGGATCCCCGCCTGCTGACGGACACACTTGAACTTACCGCCACGGCTGACATGCCTGATGAAGTGCGCGCAAAGCTGCACAAAATCACCGGTCTGTTTCTGCGTGACGGTGGTGATGCCGCCGGTGCGCTGGCTCACCTGCAACGTGCGACACAGCTCGACTGTCAGGCAGGCGTCAAAAAAGAGATTGAACGACTGGAGCGGGAGCTGAAACCGAAGCCGGAGCCGCAGCCCAAAGCGGCCACCCGTACCCCGCGTAAGACCCGGAGCGTGACACCGGCAAAACGTGGACGCCCGAAAAAGAAAGCCAGTTAACAACCGAATGCGCCCCGCGCCAGGGCGGCACGCCGGTCTGTGAGGGTGAATCACCTGACGCTGTACCGGCGTCCACCGCCCGACTTTTCAGAGGTAGTCATGATGACGCTGATTATTCCGCGAAAGGAGGCTCCCGTGTCCGGTGAGGGTACGGTGGTCATCCCGCAACCGGCAGGCGACGAGCCGGTGATTAAAAACACGTTCTTTTTTCCCGATATCGACCCGAAGCGCGTCCGGGAACGTATGCGCCTTGAGCAGACCGTCGCCCCCGCCCGTCTGCGTGAGGCCATCAAGTCAGGCATGGCGGAGACGAATGCGGAGCTGTACGAGTACCGCGAACAGAAAATTGCCGCCGGTTTTACGCGTCTGGCGGACGTTCCGGCGGACGACATCGACGGTGAAAGCATCAAAGTTTTTTACTACGAGCGCGCCGTGTGTGCGATGGCGACCGCGTCGCTTTATGAGCGTTACCGCGGCGTGGATGCCAGTGCGAAAGGCGACAAGAAGGCCGACAGCATTGACAGCACCATTGATGAGCTGTGGCGGGATATGCGCTGGGCGGTGGCGCGTATCCAGGACAAGCCGCGCTGCATCGTGAGTCAAATCTGATGAAGACCTTTGCGCTACAGGGCGACACGCTCGACGCCATTTGTGTCCGGTATTACGGGCGCACTGAGGGCGTGGTTGAGACCGTGCTCGCCGCAAATCCGGGACTGGCTGAACTGGGCGCGATGCTGCCACACGGCACCGCCGTCGAACTGCCCGACGTTCAGACCGCGCCCGTAGCTGAAACTGTCAATCTGTGGGAGTAACGCATGACAGCAGAAGAAAAAAGCGTCCTGTCGCTTTTCATGATTGGGGTGCTGATTGTTGTCGGCAAGGTGCTTGCCGGTGGTGAACCCATCACCCCGCGTCTGTTTATCGGGCGCATGTTGCTCGGTGGTTTTGTCTCGATGGTTGCCGGTGTTGTTCTGGTGCAGTTTCCTGACCTGTCACTGCCTGCGGTGTGCGGTATCGGCTCCATGCTGGGTATCGCCGGTTATCAGGTGATTGAGATTGCCATTCAGCGCCGTTTTAAGGGCAGGGGGAAACCGTAATGCCGGTAATTAACACGCATCAGAATATCGCCGCCTTTCTCGACATGCTGGCCGTGTCCGAAGGGACGGCGAATCATACGCTGACGAAAAACCGGGGCTATGACGTGATAGTCACCGGACTGGACGGGAAGCCGGAAATTTTCACCGACTACAGCGACCACCCGTTCGCGCATGGCCGACCAGCGAAGGTGTTTAACCGTCGCGGTGAAAAATCCACGGCCTCCGGTCGCTATCAGCAGCTTTACCTGTTCTGGCCGCATTACCGCAAACAGCTTGCCCTGCCGGATTTCAGTCCGTTGTCACAGGACAGGCTCGCCATTCAGTTGATCCGCGAATGCGGTGCACTGGATGACATCCGGGCGGGACGCATTGAGCGCGCCATTTCACGCTGTCGCAATATCTGGGCGTCCCTGCCGGGTGCCGGTTACGGTCAGCGTGAGCATTCACTGGAAAAACTGGTCACCGTCTGGCGTACCGCTGGCGGCGTACCGGCTTAAACGGAGTAAACACCATGAAGAAATTATCCCTTTCACTGATGCTGAACGTGTCGCTGGCGCTGATGCTGGCACTGTCCCTGATTTACCCGCAGAGCGTGGCCGTCAGTTTTGTCGCTGCCTGGGCGATTCTGGCGACGGTTATCTGTGTGGTTGCCGGTGGTGTCGGCGTGTATGCCACGGAGTATGTGCTGGAACGCTACGGGCGGGAGCTGCCGCCGGAATCGCTGGCCGTGAAGATTGTCACGTCGCTGTTTTTGCAGCCGGTGCCGTGGCGCAGACGGGCGGCGGCTCTGGTGGTGATGGTGGCGACGTTTATCTCGCTGGTCGCTGCCGGGTGGATTTTTACCGCACTGATTTATCTCGTGGCATCGCTGTTTTTCCGGCTGATACGTACGGCCTGCCGTCAGCGTTTTGAGGAGCGGCAACCATGTCAAAGCTGATGATTGTGATGGTTGTGTTGTTATCGCTGGCGGTGGTGGGGCTGTTTCTGGCGAAGCATGAAAACGCCAGCCTGCGCGCCTCGCTGGACAGGGTGAACAACGTCGCCAGTGAACAGCAGACGACCATCACCATGCTGAAAAATCAGCTTCATGTTGCCCTCACCAGGGCAGACAAAAACGAGCTGGCGCAGGTGGCACTGCGTCAGGAACTGGAGAACGCCGCGAAGCGTGAAGCACAGCGCGAGAAAACCATCACGAGGTTACTGAATGAAAACGAAGATTTTCGCCGCTGGTACGGTGCTGATCTGCCTGATGCTGTGCGCCGGTTGCACCAGCGCCCGGCCTGCGCCGACGCCAGTGATTGTCCACAACTCCTGCCCGAAAGTGAGTCTTTGCCCGATGCCGGGCAGTGACCCGCAGACGAACGGCGATTTAAGTGCCGATATCCGGCAGCTTGAGAACGCGCTGGCACGTTGTGCCAGCCAGGTAAAAATGATTAAACACTGTCAGGACGAAAACGATGCTCAAACCCGACAGCCTGCGCAGGGCACTGACTGATGCCGTCACGGTGCTGAAAACCAGCCCCGAGATGCTGCGGATATTCATGGATAACGGGAGTATTGCCTCCACACTGGCGACGTCGCTGTCATTCGAAAAGCGTTACACGCTCAATGTGATTGTGACCGACTTTACCGGTGATTTTGACCTGCTCATCGTGCCGGTGCTGGCGTGGCTGCGGGAAAATCAGCCCGACATCATGACCACTGACGAAGGCCAGAAAAAGGGCTTCACGTTTTATGCAGACATCAACAATGACAGCAGCTTTGATATCAGCATCAGCCTGATGCTGACCGAGCGCACGCTGGTCAGTGAGGTGGACGGCGCACTGCATGTGAAGAATATCCCGGAACCCACGCCGCCGGAGCCGGTCACCCGCCCGGTGGAGCTTTATATCAATGGCGAACTGGTGAGCAAGTGGGATGAATGAGTTTAAGCGTTTTGAAGACCGGCTGACCGGACTGATTGAATCGCTGTCACCGTCAGGGCGTCGGCGACTGAGCGCCGAACTGGCGAAACGTCTGCGGCAGAGTCAGCAGCGTCGGGTGATGGCTCAGAAAGCCCCGGACGGCACACCCTACGCGCCACGCCAGCAGCAGAGCGCCAGAAAAAAGACTGGTCGTGTTAAGCGAAAAATGTTTGCGAAACTTATCACCAGTCGTTTTTTGCATATCCGCGCCAGCCCGGAACAGGCATCAATGGAGTTTTACGGCGGGAAGTCACCGAAAATCGCCAGCGTGCATCAGTTCGGTCTGTCGGAAGAAACCCGGAAAGACGGTAAGAAAATTGATTATCCGGCGCGTCCTCTGCTCGGCTTTACCGGTGAGGATGTGCAGATGATTGAAGAGATTATTCTGGCGCACCTCGACCGTTAGTTGTGCCATCCCCGACACCTCATCGTCACATTGCCGCCGGTATGACCCGGCGGCATCCTTCCCGTTATGAACACTCTCGCAAATATTCAGGAACTCGCGCGCGCACTGCGCAACATGATTCGCACCGGCATTATCGTCGAAACCGACCTTAACGCCGGTCGCTGCCGTGTGCAGACCGGCGGCATGTGCACCGACTGGCTTCAGTGGCTGACCTGTCGTGCCGGGCGTTCGCGCACATGGTGGGCACCTTCCGTGGGGGAGCAGGTGCTGATTCTGGCCGTGGGCGGTGAACTTGACACGGCGTTTGTTCTGCCGGGGATTTATTCCGGCGATAACCCCGCGCCGTCTGCGTCGGCGGATGCCCTGCATATCCGTTTCCCTGACGGGGCGGTGATTGAGTATGAACCCGAAACCAGTGCACTCACGGTAAGCGGAATTAAAACGGCCAGCGTGACGGCTTCTGATTCTGTTACTGCCACGGTACCGGTGGTCACGGTGAAAGCGTCAACCCGTGTCACCCTGGACACACCGGAAGTGGTCTGCACTAACAAACTGACTACCGGCACGCTGGAAGTGCAGAAGGGCGGGACGATGCGCGGCAACATTGAACACACCGGCGGTGAACTCTCATCAAACGGTAAGGTACTGCATACCCACAAACACCCCGGCGACAGCGGCGGCACAACCGGGAGTCCTTTATGACAGCGCGTTATCTCGGAATGAATCGCAGTGATGGCCTGACGGTCACTGACCTTGAGCATATCAGCCAGAGTATCGGCGATATCCTGCGCACACCGGTCGGCTCACGGGTGATGCGTCGTGATTACGGCTCGTTGCTGGCGTCAATGATTGACCAGCCGCAGACTCCGGCGCTTGAGTTGCAGATTAAGGTCGCCTGTTACATGGCAGTGCTGAAATGGGAACCCCGCGTCACCCTGTCATCCGTCACCACGGCGCGCAGTTTTGACGGGCGAATGACGGTCACGTTAACCGGTCAGCACAACGACACCGGCCAGCCACTTTCGTTAACCATCCCTGTGAGTTGAAACCATGCCGATTATCGACCTGAACCAGCTACCCGCACCGGATGTGGTCGAGGAGCTGGACTTTGAAACCATTCTTGCCGAACGCAAGGCGACACTGATTTCCCTTTACCCGGAAGACCAGCAGGAGGCGGTCGCCCGTACCCTGACGCTGGAATCCGAACCTCTCGTCAAACTGCTGGAGGAAAATGCTTATCGTGAGCTTATCTGGCGTCAGCGTGTGAATGAGGCCGCACGGGCGGTAATGCTGGCCTGTGCCGCCGGTAATGACCTTGATGTGATTGGTGCCAATTACAACACCACGCGCCTGATTATCACCCCGGCAGATGATTCGACCCTCCCGCCGACACCGGCAGTGATGGAATCTGATACCGATTATCGTCTGCGTATTCAGCAGGCGTTTGAGGGCTTAAGCGTCGCCGGGTCGGTGGGTGCCTATCAGTATCATGGTCGCAGTGCCGACGGGCGTGTCGCAGATATCTCTGTCACCAGTCCGTCTCCGGCCTGCGTCACCATCTCCGTGCTGTCACGTGAAAATAACGGTGTGGCATCCGAAGACCTGCTGGCGGTGGTGCGTAACGCCCTTAATGGCGAGGACGTCAGGCCGGTGGCCGACCGCGTGACCGTGCAGTCTGCCGCCATTGTTGAATACCAGATAAACGCCACGCTTTACCTTTACCCTGGTCCCGAAAGCGAACCCATCCGCGCCGCCGCCGTGAAAAAACTGGAAGCGTATATCACGGCACAGCACCGGCTGGGGCGTGACATCCGTCTGTCTGCCATTTATGCCGCTTTGCATGTGGAAGGCGTGCAGCGTGTCGAGCTGGCCGCACCACTGGCCGACATTGTGCTCAACAGTACGCAGGCGTCTTTCTGCACCGAATACAGCGTCGTGACCGGAGGCTCGGATGAGTGATTCGCGCCTGCTGCCGACCGGCTCATCACCGCTTGAAGTCGCCGCCGCAAAAGCCTGTGCGGAAATTGAAAAAACGCCGGTCAGTATTCGTGAGCTGTGGAACCCGGATACCTGTCCGGCAAATCTGCTGCCGTGGCTGGCGTGGTCATTTTCGGTTGACCGCTGGGATGATAAGTGGCCGGAAGCGACAAAACGCGCTGTTATCCGCGATGCGTATTTCATTCACTGCCATAAGGGCACTATTGGTGCGATTCGCCGTGTGGTGGAGCCACTCGGCTATCTGATTGAGGTGAGGGAGTGGTGGCAGCTCAACGAGGAGCCGGGGACGTTCCGTATCGTTGTCGGCGTGCTTGAGCAGGGTATTACCGAGGAAATGTATCAGGAGCTGGAGCGCCTCGTTGCTGATGCAAAACCGGCAAGCCGCCATCTGACGGGACTGGCTATCAGTTTAAGTACAACCGGCAACATTTTTGCCGGTGCGGGATGCTATCACGGTGACGCCCTGACGGTTTATCCCTACACCCCGGAGGCCATTATTGTCGGAGGGGATTATTTCCCGGCCTCGGCCATTCATTTAATTGATAACCTGAGAGTAAACGCATGA